TTATGTACTCATTCTTGAGGCCTGTACTTTTTATTAATTCTCTCAGTTTTGACATGGGCGCAAATGTATATAATTGTACTATTCAAAAACAAGAAGTAAAAATAAATAGGCTGACAATCAATAAAATAAATAAATATAGGGTATTTTTGTTGTATCAGTACAATTTTGTACTAATTTAGCGGCATCAAAGTAAACCAAAACACCATGAAACCACTATTCGCATTCCTATCGACATTCCTAGCAATGGCCGCAGTAGACCAAGATCATTTCCTGACAGCACTTATCTTTATAGGTATAAGTGTTTATCTGTTCACTAAATCCCTACCCAAATGAGCATTGAGGAATTCAACTCCAGAATCATTCAAAAACTACCAATCAAAACCGAACAAAATGACACCATCGCATCCAACGTCAATTGGTCACTCATCGAGCGACTCCGAGCTTACTGGCTCATCCACGGCCCAAACACCAACGAGCAGTGCCGAGAGCATCTCAAACGTATCCGAATCCAATCCAGCATCTACCCATGAGGTCGGAAGCATCCAACCGCTATTGGACAGATTGAGAGAAATCAGGCATAACTATAACATTGATATGCCTCTTGAAGCTTCACTTAAGCTTATTGACCTTGTAGCCGATTCATACAAGAAAGGCGGTAAGGACCAGTACGAAATCTTCAAGAGATGGATGTAAAACTCAACACCTGCTACTTCAACCGATTCACAGGCGAAATAGTATTAACAAGTTCAATAGTCGGCGAGTGGGTTTACTACACCAAAAAGGGCCGCACTTTCTCAAAACCAATTACAGTATTCAACCAAACCTATAAACCATGTCAAACGAAAAACTAACGCACTGGAAGCAGCTAAAAAATCCCGATTATATCGGTGCATATGCGCTCCAACCCGGTGAGGAAATGATCCTTACCATCAAATCATCAGGAGTAGAACAAGTAGCCAACACCGATGGCAAGAAACAGGACTGCCTGGTCATCCATTTCATGGAAGCGGTCAAGCCGATGATCCTGAACAGCACCAACGCCAAGGTTATCTCCAAGGTTCACCAAACCCCATACATGGAGCAATGGGTGGGCAAGCAGATTCAAATCTATGCCAGGCGAATCCGTGCCTTTGGGGAAGATGTCGATGCCTTGCGGATCCGTGACTTCGCACCCAAAACCAAGACCATCGACCCGACCAACGCCATTGCAGCCATCAAGGCCTGCACTAGCTTGGACCAGCTCAAGAAGCTTTACACATCCCTTACCAAGGATGAGCAAGGTCACCCCGATGTCATCAAGGCAAAGGATAGCAAGAAGGGAGGTCTGGCATGATACACCACCTCCAAATCGAAATCGATAATGGCAGCCGCCTTCTAGATGCCTTGGTTGACATCAGCTACAAATGGTACGGTGAATCCGAGTTCGCATCTGGTCATTCGGACTATGGTTGGACTTGCCTATCGCTAACCGAAGTTACCGAAGATGGCACCTTGATAAAGCACAATATTTCAGATTACGAATCCCACATCGAAGAAATCGTTTCACAGCTATGATCATACACAACTGCACCCAAGGTAGCCACGAATGGCACCAACTAAGACTTGGAAAGATAACCGGGTCAAGACTTAAGAAAATGATGGCTAAGGACAACCTAGCCCTAATCGATGAACTTATCGCCGAGGAACAAGTCGGCATACCCGATGATGATGAATTCATGTCTGATGAAATGCAACGCGGTATCGACATGGAACCGCTGGCTATCCAGGAGTATTCCAACATTACCGGTCATGAGGTAGAACATCCCTGCTTGATTCAATCAGAAGATTGGGACATACTATGCCAGTCGCCCGATGGCTATGTCGGAACGGAAGGAGCTGTCGAAATCAAATGCCCCAAGACTAAGACCCACATCAAATACATTCGAATGGGCAAGATTCCAAACGAATACAAGGAGCAGGTATGGTCTTACTTTTTGGTCAATCCTGATCTTAAATGGCTGGATTTCGTGAGCTACGACCCAAGGCTTGCGGTGAAACCGATATGGATTCTCCGCATAAACCGTGAGGATATTGCCGAGGAACTCGATGCGGCCAAAGTCGAACTCATCAAATTCATTATTAAACTTGAAAAGTATAAATCCGAAATCTTCTTCTAATATGACAACATACGAAACATTCTTAAATAATAAGCAAAAATCCATAGTTTTAAGTGGATTTGATATACATGAATCTGAATTAAATGATTCAATGTTCGACTTTCAAAAGTTTATAGTAAGAAGAGCATTAAAGGCTGGTAAATATGCAATATTTGCCGATTGTGGTTTAGGTAAAACATTAATGCAACTTGAATGGGCAAACAAAGTAAATAAGCACACAAATAAACCAGTGCTTATACTTGCTCCGCTTGCCGTTGCAGGGCAAACAGTAAAAGAAGGTTCAAAGTTTAATATTGATGTTTGCAAATACGATGGGAGTAATGCACCTATACAAATTTTAAACTATGAGCAATTAGAAAATATTGATACTACTATATTTGGTGGTATAGTATTGGATGAAAGTAGTATACTAAAGAACTATGAAGGAGCTACAAAAAAACTAATCTTAGATTTGTTTTCTAAAACACCTTATAAGCTTGCTTGTACTGCAACACCAAGCCCAAACGATCCAATGGAGTTAGGCAATCATTCTGAGTTTTTAGATGTAATGACAAGAACTGAGATGCTTGCAATGTATTTTATTCATGATGGTGGAGAAACTGCTAAATGGAGATTAAAAGGTCATGCCACAAAATTATTCTATCAATTTGTTGGTACTTGGGCTATTATGCTTAATAAACCATCTGATATTGGTTTTATTATGAATGGATATGATTTGCCATCATTGAATTTAATAGAAAAACAGATAATAACTCCTAAAAGAGATAATGGTAGTTTATTTAATGATGCAATAATTAGTGCAACTAATTTTAATCAAGAGTTAAGGATAACAAAAGAAGAAAGACTTAATGAAGTCATTAGGCTTGTTAATAGTAAACCGGAAGAAAATTTCATTATTTGGATTAAACAAAATGAGGAAGGTGAAATATTAAAAAAATTAATTCCTGAAGCTAAAGAGGTAAAAGGCAGTGACACCAATGAATGGAAAGAAAAAACACTTCTTGGATTTGCAAATAATGAATTCAGAATATTAATTACTAAAACTAAAATAGCATCTTTTGGAATGAATTATCAAAATTGCAGGAATCAAATATTTGCTTCACTTGATTTCTCATTTGAAGGCTTATATCAAGCAATTCGCAGAAGTTACCGATTTGGTCAGAAAAATGAAGTAAACATTTATTTAATAACTACAGACACAATGGCTAATGTAAATCAATCAATAAATAACAAACAAAAACAATTTGAAATTATGCAAGATGAAATGAGTCAAGCCGTAAATGCAAATTTAAGCGGAAAACTAATGAATAAATCTCAACTGGATTTGACAGCAGAAAATAATGAATGGTTTAGGATTGAACGCGGAGACAGTTGCCAATTAATTAAATCAATACCGGATGAAAGTATTCATTACTCAATATTTAGTCCTCCATTTGCATCTTTATATACATATTCTGATCATTTAGAAGATATGGGGAATTCTAAAAATTATAATGAGTTCTTTGAACATTTTAAGTATTTAGTAAAAGATTTATTTAGAATACTTAAACCTGGTAGAAATGTATCTATTCATTGTATGAATTTGCCAACTACAAAAACTCATCATGGCTTTATTGGTATTGAAGATTTTAGAGGAGATATAATTAGACTTTTTCAAGAGTGTGGTTTTACATACCACTCAGAAGTATGTATTTGGAAAGATCCAGTAATTGCAATGCAAAGAACAAAGGCAATAGGATTATTGCATAAACAAGTAGTCAAGGATAGTTGTATGAGTAGACAAGGAATACCAGATTATTTAGTTACTATGAAAAAACCTGGAATAAATACTGAACCAGTTCAAGGTGAATTTGATCATTTCTGTGGTGATCAAAGTACATTTAAATCTGAAGGTAGATTGTCAATTGATATTTGGCAGCGTTACGCATCACCTGTTTGGATGGATATAGATCCTGGAAATACTTTGCAATACATGTCTGCAAGAAATGAAAAAGATGAAAGGCATATTTGTCCATTACAATTAGATGTTATTCATAGAGGTGTTCAGTTATGGTCTAATCCTGGAGATACTGTATTTACTCCATTTTTGGGAATAGGTAGTGAATTATATGAGTCTATTAAATTAAATAGGAAAGGTATCGGTTTTGAATTAAAAGAAAGTTACTTTGATTTAGCCAAATCAAATCTTAATTCATTAATTAAATCAAAAAATCAACTCGAAATCTTCTAAACATGACCCTACGCAAACACTACCGCCAATACTATTGGCAGAAACAGCACCAGGCTGAACTAAAACGCATCAAGGAAACAGGTAGGTGCCTATGCGGTGCCAAACTCGATGAACACAATCGCATCATCGACCGGGGTGCGCAATATGGATTTGAATGCGAGCAATGCCGATGAACCACCGCTGGACCCAAAAGCAAGTCGATTTCATCATAGCCAATGGCATGCTCTCAGATCGCGAAATCTCAAACCATATCGGCGTGGAACCTGCCAAAATCAAATCCTATCGCAGGCGCAACGGCATCAAGAAAGACCCAAAGTTCCTAACGACCTGCCTGACCAATATCACCAAGCACGGCGGAGGCAGGCCAGTTCGGAAATCGTTACAAGAATAAATGAAAATTACCCTTACTTTGATACATTAAAACTGCACCAAGAATGTCAAGAAGATTAAATTTTAAAATAAAAAAGAAAAAAGATGGTATATTTTATATAAAAAAAATAAATAAATGGATAGTCAGAATTAAAGAAGGTAAATATATAAGAACTATTGGTTCATATGAATCAAAATTAAATGCATTAGAAATCTATAATTCCTACACAACCACGCCATCCACTATCTGAAAAGGACTGACCTGAAACGAGCCGTCATCGTTAACTTCTACGGTGGCGGCTCCTTGGGTCCACTGGTTTAGCACTCCTGTATATCTTGGCTTCAAATACGCCAAACAACCCAAAGCCCAAGCACCATGAACCTCATCGGCAAGGTTCCTGGAAGTATCAACTTGCTGTTTATGCCAGTGTCCGAATATCACATTGACACCCACCCTCATCCTGACCTGCCGAGCAATATTAACCGTGCCACTTTTCAAACCAAGCTCATGACCGTGCGCTATCCATAGCTTACCGAACCGCGCCACTTTATGCTCAGGGACATGGATGATGTTATGGTCAGCCAACTCCAACTGAGTGGGGATATCCATACCGAACAACTTAACCAGTTCCGGTGCCTTCGAGGCCACATAAGCCTCCAACCTTTTCTCATGGTTGCCATCCTTCCAAAAGATAGGAATATCAGGAAACAAGCTCCGTAGCGACTTCACAAAGCTTCTGCCAACTTCAATCTCATCGCGCAGGTATCTTCCATCTGGCATCTTTTCAAATCGGCTCACATCTTCCAGATCCATGATATCGCCGTTAAGATATATCCCATCCACCCCACGCTTCTTAAACTCACTGAAGCAAGCCTGAACCGCAAACTTATCATGGTAAGGCAAGTGTATATCGTTACAGATACCCAACTTCTTTACACCTTGTATAACATAAGGCTCATTGATCTCACTCCAACTATTGGGAAAGTCTACCATTAAACCCAGCGGATCATTAAAGTCAGCTTCAACCATCACAGCATCACCCAATATAGCCCTTTGCACACTTTCCAAATCACGGTCATAATCCTTGATCTTGCCCTGTCGGCATCGAGCCACATAACCCCGAATAGTATTATAAGTAGTTTTAACCTCTGGGTGCATCTTCAAATACAACTTGGAAACCCTATCTATGCCAAGGTCAGAGGTCCTATGAGCCTCATCATTCTCGGTCAGCCACTTATTTACTTCCTGTCTTAAGCTCATAGATTTCTTTGATTAAGTATCCAAACAAATACGCAAACGACTCTTCACTACTCTGGTCATGCTTCAAACCGATATACCTGCCATGGTCCATCACCACATGCCAAACCTCATGAGCAATAGCTTCAATCGAAAGCTTGGTGAACATGATCACATACTGACCAGGTAAGCTATGCTCTAGATAACAGGTCTGCGCATCGGTATCGCAATCCATGGTAAACTCAGAAGGATTGAACTTTTCCGACTTGTTTCTGATTCGATTTAGCTTAGTGGCAACCTCAAAAGCCGTAGCCTTGACAAACACATGCACCACAAAGGGGCGGTCTTTCAATGCTATCTTCTTGTAAATCACGGCATAAAAATATGTTGAAAAGTAAACAAAAATACATTAAAGGGGTGACTTATCAGTTATCGACTTTGTACTTTTTGGCGAAAATCTGCATTAGTTTAGCAGCATCGTTGTGACAGACGTATTAAGAAATTGGTGATTCCCCACCACAAGTACCCCCGAAAGATGTCTGTCACCATCCTAGGGGGTTTCTTATTGTTACCAACTTAAAACAAATAAATATGGAAATCCAAGGAAAAGTAGTAAGAATCTTCCCAATCGAACAGGGAGAGCCAGTTCGCCAAGAAGGTACTTGTAACAGTCAAAGCCGACCCACTCCTGGCGATGGTCAACATGTTTCGAACAGGCGAGCAAGTAAAATGCCAAGTAAGCGTGGAAGCTCGCGAATGGAATGACCGATTCTTTACAGATGTAACGGCATGGAAGATTGAGAAACTTCAGCCAGAATCAGAAGCAGTACCATTCTAACCCTAAATAAGCAACAACATGAAAAACGCAAAAATCTTATCAGTTCAAATCATCCCAGTGCAAGGCATGAAAGCTCACGCAATCGATTCTGTTGTGGGCGCATCACAGTCATGGGACATCATCGCCATCCGCGTGACCGTTTACGAAGATGGATTCACAGCATGGTACCCGGTCAACGTGGAACACCTAGCCGTTGAATCCATACTCGATTCCAATCAAGTCGATATGTATTGGGATTGGATTGAATACAACGGTCAACGATACGGAGATTATGAACCATTCGTAAACCCATTCCCCGACAAGGTAGTTTAATGGCCAAAGTCAAGAACATAGCCGAAGTCTGCCACCTGCTGATGGAATCCAAGCATGGAATCAGCGTAAACTCTCTGAGATGCAGATTAAACCTAGTCCATGAGAGGACCGTTTATCGTTACATCAAGGACATTAACGATATGGTGGGAGTCTTCGGTTATGAGCTTGAATCAATTAAAAGATATGGAAGAAACCATTACCGCTTAAAGAATAAAAATTGATTTCACCTGCATTCTGGTAGATGCAGTATAGATATTGGTTCTAAAGACCAAAACCCCTTGATAGTGTCTACCAGCACTTGATGGGGGTTATTTTTTAAACATGAGCATAAACAAAGAACTCAACAACCTTCGTAACCGAATCAAGCAGTACGAACTCAAGCCAGACCATTCCGACTCATACCTCATCTGGATGCAAAACCTTGAACAGGCCATAACAGCCACTCTTGAGGAAATCGAGATGGACCAGGATGAAATACGATTCATGTATCAAGTCCAAATCCAAGACCTACACAAGCAGATAGATGCCAACATCGAGGTAATCAAGAAGCTCGCCCTAATCATCGAGGCTGCAGGAATTCAATTCCCAACCATACACCAATCTTTACCAGCAATCAAAAATTATCACCTGGTCGCGATGGGATATGCCGACAAAATCAATAGCTTCGACCCCCATTCTATTAAAGTCAGCCTATGACCCACAAACACACCAACCCGGTTAACTATT